ACATGGGGCGTAAAAACAGCACTTTGGAGGGCAAGAGACACCAAGGAAGGCGCAGAGATAGCCATTGAGATGCTATACAGTCGCCCAGGTCAATCAGCCTCTGCCATGTGGACATTTGCAAGGGCAGTAGGTGCAATAACCGCCATTTGTGAGTTGACCGCATATCCTTGCCACATGGTGCGTCCCCAAGTGTGGAAGGGGTTTTATCACATACACGACAAAGAGGATTCTCTCGATATAGCCCGTATGTTCTGGCCAGAAGCCCCGTTAAAGCGAAAGAAGGACAACAACCTAGCCGAAGCCCTACTCATTGGGGAATATTGGAGACAGCAAGTAAAAGGGTTAAGAAGTGCAAAAACCAGAGACAAAACATAATCTGATTAAGTTCACAGAGGCAGAACGGCACATTCTTAAGACAATAGGAAAAGGCAGTTATGCAGAAGGCGCAAGAATTTGCATTATGTGGGGCGCACATTTCTACAATTTAGGGTTGAATACTGAGATGGATTTAAGGCATATCGGCTTGGTTACTGTTTCAACTACTGACGAATATCCTCACGAATAGCCCACAGAATCGATTAAAATGCCGTATAAGGCCATAATTTAGCCTTACCCTATGCACCCTACATGTAAGGCATTGGAAGGGCTTAAAAACGGGCAAAAGAAAACCGCCCGAAGGCGGTGGTAAGTGAGTGCTTACTAACTTATGAATGGGTTACTGGTTCATAAGTCCAGTTAACCCCGTCGTGCTCATCAGCAAAAACCCATTCAATTAAATCTTCACTCTCAGGCTCTGGGTTTTCCTCAATTATTTTGTTTTGTGCTTCCTCTAGGGTTTCAGCCTCTACAAAATACTCATAAGAAACATTCTTAAAAATTTGAAATGTTTTCATTGTTAAGCCTCACAATTTAAAGTTATGTAACTTGGTGCATCTTCCCGCTCTAGAATTTCAACTTTCATTTGTATTGCCGCCTGCAATTCAGATGCGACAGCATGGACTAACTCTTTAAAATCATAACTACTAAAGTAGTCATCTAAATTGTTAAGTGTGGCAAATAGGGCAAAATCCCCATCGTCACGGGTAAAACCGATTGAAACTGTTTTCATATTAACTCCTTTTATTTACGTTTGCGTAAGATTACCTGTAAAACTAACCCAATAATGGCGTAAAGCATCGTTTAAACGCTCTCAACCGCTGTGCCGCACTTATTGCCGTTTATGTCATAAATAGCAGGTGGTAACTCGTTATATTTCACAATGTAAGATGCTAGGCTTTCAAGTATTCGTGGTAACTCGTGGCTCATGCCATCGGGCGCAATATCTTGAAAAGCATCGTTGTCAGTGTCGATTGTTATAGTTATTTTGCTCATGCTGTCACCTCTGCATCGTTAATTGCCCACTGTGCCTCGTTATAACCTTCCAGACGAGGGATTGCATCGGAAATAATGGCCTCAATTAGGCGCTCTGCAATGCTTCCCTCATAAGTTGGGTGCTCGCATGACTGATAACGCAAGCACTGCGCCGCTTTAATCGCTTGTATGGCTGACAGAATAGGTGCGCCTCGGTCGTATTCAATATAACCTGTTTCAGTGTCAGAATACCTGTAATTAACGCTCTTAATATTTTCGTCAAGTAATAACTGAGCAACTTCTTGCTCATGCGCTGATACGTTTAAACGCATCGTTGGATTGCCATAAGCAACAGTTATTTTATGGCGTGAAGCATAACGCACAAGTGCGTTTATATGCGTGTTGGTGACTGTGAAAGCAGACATAGTAACTCCTGTTAACCCTGCGAAAGTGCAGGCCATAAGCCCCTAGATTAAGGGCTTACAGTCTGAAATTATGCGTTTTTGGCTATTGCCGTGAATGCCTTGTAATAATCCATTGCCATGCGGTAATCGTCACACCTAATTTTGTCGTGCAATTCTGCGCCCTTGTAGCATTGAACCAGATAGTAGCCAGAGGGAAACAGTTTCTCTAGGGTTACGTAACCATTGGGAAAAACTTTAATTTTACTCATGTCGTGTGACTCCTATTAAATGAAAAGACAATCAAAGTATGCAAGGGCTAAGGCTGAAAAGCAAAGGCCGAGCAAGACAGAGGCGAAGAGGTCTAAGAGGGTTTGTTTCATTGTGTATTAACTCCTATTGATTGATGAAATTACTCCAGGGCGAATTTACCCTGGACTAGATTGATGGATTAGGTCAACGCATACTCAACAAGGCGAGCCATAATTTGTGGCTCTTTAGTGCCCTTGGAATTGTCCCAAGCCACTACCACAACGCCTGAACGATTGACACCCAAGAATGTGCCTTTCTCGCCGTCTGTGCCTGCCTGCACTCTAGCACCAAAGCGCAAAGCCTTGGTTTGCTCTATTGTCATTTTCCAAATGTTTGCTTCCATGATTGACTCCTATTGATGAATGAAAGGGAAAGCCCCGAAGGGCTAGGGATTAGAATGATAATTCTTTCAGATACTCTTTGCACTTTGTCAAAGTCTTAAAAGAGTTTATCTGCTGAGTGCCGTCAAATATTACAAAAGAACTGCCGACACCTTCAACCACAAAAATCTTCTTATTCTTGGTTTCCCGTGATTGTGCCCACACTCGATGTGTTCTGTCTTGTTTGTCACCTAACTGGCTAACTGCTATTATATTTGGCATCGTCTGAACTCCTATTGATTGAAACATTAACTAGGGACTGCTATTGCTAGCCCTTAATACTATGCACAACCCATGCCAGTTTAGCCATTTATAAAATATCTAATAAAATCAACAACTTACAGTAACTTAACATAATATCCTTGCACCTTAATCGTGCTAATATTTTCACCATTTAAAATCATGCACCAACTACCTATAAGTAAGCACTCACTAGTTAACTATATTGGTGCATAAAAGTAATCTAATTGGTTATAAAACATAACTAATTCTATATTGCTGAAGGTTGTATCAAGTCCTAGTCTTTAGGTGCTTCAGTTATATACACGCTTACTGACCACTGAGTCATTAACTGCAATGCTAGTTAGTGCTCGCTCTCTACCATGTTAGCGTCTACTAACCTTGCTAAGTTAGTTAGTCCTTACTTCTATGTTAGTTAGTGCTCGCTAACAGCGACACGAACAAAGTGAGTGCTTACTTTTGTATGGGGGGGAGGGGGTAGGCGGTGTGTGGAATATTTGTGGGTACATCCCATCCACAAGTTAAGGTAATTTAGGAATATCCTGTTAAACAAGGTCTGTGTTAGCAGGAGTAGGTAAGCCGACTTGCTAGGTTTGTCTAAGGATGAGTTCAGGGAACCCGTGTATACAGGTAAGACTTCTCGTAAGAAGTGAGCCTCTCGTTTATCTTGGTTACTGGTTTACTTTGCTTGTCATCGCAAGTCAGTTCACGCTACATGTCCCGTTCATCTTGTTCCCTTCTCATCACGAGGGGGGAGTGACTACTTGATGACCACATGATTCACCTGTTTATCCTACTTGGTCGGCTCAACCGCATAGAGGGATGGGTTCTGATCCCCGTGGAGTGAAATCAGTATATCAGGGATTACCCTATTGTTCAACAAATAAATCTAGTCCATAATTGCGTTGCCAAGACGCATGGAGATTGAGTCTGAATTGCAATCATTAAGTGGTCGGTGTTCTAGAAGTCCGTATCCGCTTAGTCTCCAGCCGTGTTGGTGACCAAATAAGGGTTAGCGCCTTATCTTTTTGTTGTGCAAATTTAAAAGTTACACTCTGCTTTATGAGAGGGTCACCAACAACCTTCACTTCCCCTTTGTGGACAAAAGATGATAGAAAACAAAAAACCCCGTGGTAGACCAAAAGGCTCTTCCAATAAGAAGTTCTCCCTTACCAGTTTTGCTGATAAGCCAGAACTCATCACCCTCCCAAAGACTGAGACTGCCCAACTCAAAGAATTAAAGAATCTGCTGATAAACAGCGCAGGTTCTAGAGTTGTCCACAAGGCAGTACAGATTGCTATGGATGATGATCACCCTGCCCAACTAGCCGCCATTAAGTTGTGTATGGATCGGATGCTTCCTGTCTCCATGTTCGAGAAGGAAGGCAAGCAGAGAAACGCTGTCACAATCAATATTACGGGCATAGGGGAGATTTCCCATGCCAACACCATAGACGCTGAAGATGTGGAGGATAAAAATGGCTGATATGTTTGCTGATTTAGAGGCGTATGGACTTACGCCACAGGAAATTAACAAGGTTGCCTATCATCGGCAAAACCTTGGAAACCCTTTTATAAACCAAGAGGGCAACCCAATGACCATCTATGCCACGGGAATAGAGATTCCTGAAGGCAAAAACAAGGGAAAGTATGTTTCAGTCCCTGGCTATGTGGGTGGACGCATAGTTACGGATGAAAACCAGTTATATGATATTTGGAAGAAAGACATCCAAAGCGGTAAATGGCCTATCTACGATACGGCTGACAAACTAAATGCTAGGGATGCTTGGTTGCATCAGATTATGGATAAAGACATGGCTCAATACTTTGAGCAACAAAGACTAAAGCAACCCTATCAGCAAATGGAAAGCCTTTTCTATCAAGACCCATTCTTGACCATCAAATGAGTGATCTGAACTTTAGCCTCCTACCTTGGCAAGAAGAAGTCTTCAAGGACAAGACTAGGTTTAAAGTCATTGCCGCTGGTAGGCGTTGCGGTAAGTCTAGGATGGCGGCAGTCACCCTTTTGATTGAGGCATTGCGTTGCCCTGCGGGTTCTGCGGTACTTTATGTTGCGCCTACTAATGGTCAGGCTAGGCAGATTATTTGGCAAGTTTTAATGGATTTAGGAAGGGAAGTTATCCAAAATGCCCACATCAACAACCAAGACATCACGACAATCAACGGAGCAACCATCTACGTCCGTGGAGCAGACAGACCAGACACGCTACGTGGAGTTTCACTCACCTATGCAGTCCTCGATGAAGTCGCAGACATCAAGCCCGAAGCGTGGGAACAAGTTATCCGAGCCTCCCTCTCCGATAAAAAAGGAAGAGCCATGTTCATCGGAACGCCCAAAGGAAGAAACTGGTTTTACGATCTGTTTAGATTGGGCGAGAGCGCAGAGGACTCCGACTGGAAGTCTTGGCATTTCACAACAAAAGACAACCCCCTGATTGACCCAACCGAGATTGAGTCTGCCAAGAAAACCCTCTCTACCTTTGCTTTCAAACAAGAGTACATGGCGAGTTTTACCAATGCTGGTAGCGACATCTTTAAGGAAGAATGGATCAAATACGGGGAAGAACCCCAAGTTGGCAGTTACTACATAGCCATTGACTTGGCAGGATTTGAGGAAGTTGCCAAACAAGCGGGTAATTCTAAGAAACGCCTAGACGAGTCGGCTATCTCTGTGGTTAAGGTCACGGAGGATGGCAAATGGTGGGTGAAAGAGATCATTCATGGGCGGTGGGACATACGGGAGACTGCGGCAAAGATACTGATGGCGATGCGTGACTATCGTCCAATTGCTGTTGGAATTGAGCGTGGAGCATTAAAAAATGCAGTTTTGCCGTATTTGTCTGACTTAATGCGTAAAAATAATGTATATTCGCATATAGTTGACTTGACGCATGGCAACAGGAAAAAGGCTGACCGAATTATTTGGAGTCTCCAAGGGCGTTTTGAGCATGGGCGCATCATCTTGAATCAGGATGAAGATTGGGATGTCTTTCTTGACCAACTGCTGATGTTCCCCGCACAAGGAGTCCACGATGATTTGCCAGACTCACTCAGTTATCTTGACCAGTTAGCGGTCACTTCCTACTTTGAGGGAGATGAGGATGAAGACTGGCAACCTTTAGATGTTATAGCGGGGTTTTAAATGGATGAAGAACTAGGACAAAGCAACTTTGTTGAACCTACGGAGGCTGACAAAGAACTGGTTTCCTTTGTTGTAGACCATTGTGATCGGTGGCGTGACTACCGAGATTCCAATTATCTTGACCAATGGCTAGAGTACGAGCGCATCTTCCGTGGTGAGTGGTCATCCGAAGACGCTACCCGTGATTCAGAGCGTAGCCGACTCATAACGCCTGGCACTCAACAAGCCGTTGAAACCCGTCATGCTGAGATTATTGAAGCAATCTTTGGTCAAGGCGAATACTTTGACATCAAAGACGATGTTCAAGACCTAGACGGCAACCCCCTAGATGTTGGCAAACTCCGTGAACAACTCATGGAGGATTTTGCTAAAGATAAGGTTCGCAAATCCATTGACCAAACTGTTCTGATGGCTGAAATCTATGGCATCGGCATAGGCGAAATCATTGTCAAGACAGAAAAAGAGTTCTACCCTGCGACTCAGCCAATCCCAGGACAAGCAAATCAAGCCGCCATTGGCGTAATGGAAAAAGACCGCATCAGCGTCAAAATCAACCCAATCAATCCCAAGAACTTCCTGTTTGACCCTAACGGCACAAGCATTGACGACTGCCTTGGCGTTGCCGTAGAGAAATTTGTTTCTTTACATAAGATTGTCCAAGGCATTGAGGCTGGCGTTTACCGCAAAGTAGACATCAACACCGATCCTGATGACGCTGACTTAGAGCCTACCCAAGAATCTACCCAATTTAAGGACAACAAGGTTCGCTTGTTGACTTACTATGGCTTAGTTCCACGGGAATGTCTTGAGAATCTTGAAGAGCAAAAGGACATTGTTGATCTATTCCCTGAGAATAGCGAAGCAGACACCTATACCGACTTGGTAGAGGCTATTGTGGTTATTGCTAATGACTCATTGTTGTTGAAGGCAGAGCCAACACCTTACATGATGAAGGATCGTCCGATTCTTTCCTACCAAGCAGACACAGTTCCCAATAGGATTGTGGGTCGTGGCACAGTAGAGAAAGCCTACAATATGCAAAAGGCGATGGATGCACAAATCCGTAGCCATTTAGATTCTCTTGCCCTGACAACTAGCCCCATGATTGCTATGGACGCTACCCGTCTACCACGGGGTGCTAAGTTTGAAGTCAAGCCAGGCAAGGCAATCCTAACAAACGGCTCTCCTCAAGAGATTTTGATGCCATTTAAGTTTGGCACGACTGACCAAGGCAATATGGCAACTGCCCAAGCCTTTGAGAGTATGCTTTTGCAGGCAACTGGTACGCTAGATTCTCAAGGAATGGTATCTGCCGTAGCCCGTGATGGTGGTCAAGGCGGTATGTCGATGGCAATTGCCTCGATTATCAAGAAGTACAAGCGCACTTTGGTGAACTTCCAAGAAGATTTCTTGATGCCATTTATCAAAAAGGCGGCTTTCCGCTATATGCAGTTTGATCCAGAGCGTTATCCCTCTGTGGACATGAACTTTGTTCCTACGGCTACGCTTGGCATCATCGCCCGTGAGTACGAACAACAGCAGTTCATTGGTCTATTGCAGACTTTAGGGCCAAATACCCCTGTCATGCCATTGATTCTCAAGGGAATTGTGGGCAACAGTTCATTTACCAACCGCTATGAACTCATGGATGCGTTGGAGAAAATGTCTGCACCTGACCCACAAGCACAACAAATGCAACAAGCACAGCAACAATTGGCTTTGCAAGCGGCACAGGCTCAGATTGCGGTCAATACGACTCAAGCAGAGCAGAATCGGGCTGAAGCGACTAAGACAATGATGGAAGCGCAGTTGATGCCAGAGGAAATCAAGGCAAAAGTGATTGCTTCTACCACCAATAATCTGCCAAACCAAGATGAATTAGCATCTAAAGAGTTTGATAAGAGGGTTAAGATTGCAGAATTGATGCTGAAAGAGAAAGACATCACAAACAAAGGCAAGATTGTTGAGTTGCAGATGGCTGACAAAGCCAATGCACAGCATAAAGTCAAGCAAGACTTCTTAAACAAACTAACAGATGGTCTAAAGCAAAATGGCTAGTATCAAGGAACTAATCCAAAGCATTGAGGCGGCAGATTCCTCATTCGATGAGAAGTTAGCCGCCATCAATCAGATGGAAGAAACACTTGTGGCTATGCGCCAGCAAGAGGAAGAAGCCATAAATGACAATGTAGACCTTATTGTTGAAGCCATCAAGGTAATGGAAGATAAGGTCAATGCCCAACTAGAGATTGCCAAGTCTATTGTTCCTGAGAAGGGGGACAAGGGAGATAAAGGCAAGGATGGTAAAGACGGAAAGAATGGTCTTGACGGAAAAGATGGGCGTGATGGTAGGGATGGCAAAGACGGAGCAGATGGCAAAGATGGTGTCTCTGTAACAGATGCCAAGATTGACTTTGATGGTTCGTTGATTATTTCCTTGTCAACAGGGCAAGAGATAAATGTGGGTGAGGTTGTTGCGTCTGATCTTAGAGAGAAGATTCATCACATCACAACCATGTCTACCAACCCAACTGGTAATTTGTCATCAATTACATCCAATGATGGAAGCGTAACTGTAACTACTGTTAACAATGTTGCAGATTTGAGTGTTGCAGTTGCATCGTCTACTACCAATGTTATTTGCCAAGTAAGAAATACGACAGGCGCAACGCTAACTAAGGGTACTGCGGTCTATATCTCAGGTGCAACAGGTCAGATTCCTACTGTTTCTAAGGCTTTGGCTACATCTGATGCCACTTCTGCTCAAACATTGGGTTTGATGACAGCAGACTTGGCAAACAACACAAGTGGCTATGTAACTGTCATTGGTTTGATTACCAATATTGATACTTCAGCCTATACGGATGGTGCACAACTGTATTTAAGTGGTACTACGGCAGGTACTTTGACTGCTACCAAGACCTATGCGCCTACACACTTGGTTTATGTTGCTGTAGTTGAACACGCTCACCCAACTCAAGGCAAGTTGTTTGTAAAAGTACAAAACGGATATGAGTTAGACGAAATCCACAATGTTTCGGCTCAGTCTCCAACTACGGGACAGACCATTGTTTACAACAGTTCTACAAGTTTGTGGGAGCAAAGCAATGCTCCTGTAATAAGTGGAACAACAATAAACAATACAACAATAGGCGCATCAACTCCATCAACTGGAACATTCACAACCCTAATTGGTGGTGGTGGTTCTGCTAATTACGGACAGTTAACAGGCGGTGCTACAACCAAGGCAGTTGAATTTAAGTCACTTGGAAGCGATACCAATGTATCGTTAGCGGTGCAATCTAAGGGAACTGGTGCTATTGACCTAGCGACTGGTTCTAGCGGTGTGAACATTAGCAATGGTGGTACTGTTACTGCTATTACTAAAACTGCTGGTGGCGCATATACAACTGCCCCAACAATAACAATATCTGCACCTACAACTGCTGGTGGAGTGCAAGCAACAGCAACTCCAGTATTAGGCTTACAAACAGGTTCGGTTACCGCAATTATTAGTGGAGGCACAGGATATACGGCTGGAGACACACTAACAGTTTCTGGAGGCACATTTACAAGTGCCGCAACAATTACAGTTTCTACTGTTTCTAGTGGTGTTATTACTGCCGCAGTTCAAGCATCTGGTGGTTCATATACAGTTTTACCAACAAGTCCAATAAGCGTTACTGGTGGTACTGGTTCTGGTGCAACATTTACTCTATCATTTACTTTTAACAGTACAAATATCACCAACGCTGGCTCTGGC